TGAGTTGCCACCTAGAATTTGACGAGAGTACTCTGGGAAGTCAACAAGTAATTCTGCAATGGTTTTAACATAACGCTTTGAGTAAGCCACGATTCGACCATAGCGATCAAATTCTGGGTAAGCACCGATTGGGTTTTCTATGCGAATGCGTGGAAGTCTTGCGTCTGTATCAGGTTCAACAATTATTGGCAGGAACCCATAGGTTCCATAATAATCTGCACCTGTGTACATTTGTGTTTGAAGTCTGGCAAACTGAACATAGTTATTAGCTATTAATGTTCTAGTATCTGCATTCTTCTTGGCACGATCTGAAGTTATGTTTGTGGTTTGACAGTTAAAAGAAGGAAGAGGGGCAAGTACTTCTGAGATATCGCGAGCAGCAACATCAACGAAGTTAGCAATCATTGGTTTGCTCATACCCTCTGGGAAGAACTCAGGGGCAACGTTGACCATATTGCCACGTCTGATCTCTAATACATCTGCCATACGTGAATCACGGTCAGCGTATTTGAGCTTGAGAGCTTGGACCTTCATTGCTATCTGCTCGTTATTTAACATTAATTTCCTCTATACATAAAGTGTGTCGATATTGTCAGAAGCCCATTCATCTAAATTGACTGAACCTCTTTGAGCCAGAGATTTTCTGGTTGCATATTTGTTTTGTAAATGACTTTTTTGGAATTGTCCGTGTTGTAGCATTTCTTTTGCTCTAATCTCACAGAACCATAAAGCCATAACTAAATCTGTTGGGCTTTTAGTTTCAGCTTTCCAAGTTATAAGTTGATTAATTAAAGCTTTAGCGTGTTCATTGTTTTCGTGTGAAGGCAATTCAATTAAATTATTACCATCGTGTTTACCATCTTCAGAAGTACCAAAAAGCCCACTCATACCAGCAACACCAAAGGAAGTATCCCATTTGTTCTTACCAGTGAAGTGACTTCTCATAGCTACGCCTTTTGAGCCCAACCAGATTCTTAACTCTTCATCTAAAGCATAAGATTTTTGATGAGCATTGATTTCAATACGCAACTCATTAGGATGATACCTATCAATCCAGTCTTCCATCAAAGCACGAATCTTACCTGGGGTAGGATCAACCATATTAAAGACATCAAGAACATAACGCATCTGAGATCTTTGATCTACGGCATACATTATTGCACCAGTCTTACCAGTCATAGCTGGATCAAGACCCATAATGGTATACACAGAATCTGAAAGTTTAGGGTGCCCTACTTTTTTAGGATCTATTAAACCAACACGTCTTTGTTTATTAACTGACCCATAAACGTGAACAGGTGGGAATATGGCATCTTCTTCAACATCTTGTTGTTGATAGACAAGTGCCCAAGTATGCGCCCCCACTTCCGAGCGCCGTTCGAATAATTGTTTGCCATCCCACTTAGGGTAAAGACCATCAGCATCAGGAGTAGCAAGTTCACCCTCAGCACCATCCCAAGGTCTATCCGATCTAGCCCAAAGGGTTCGCCAATTCTCTGGCTTATCGGCAAATTCTAAAACTGCTGGCATAGCCATATACGTAAACGGAGACTTACCACCAGACCAATGATCTGGGTTTCTTAACTCTTTATACAAATCAATAGAGGCAACACGTGTGCCAACAATCATTAACATACCAGTAGCACCAAGACGAGTGATAACCATTTTTTGCAGCCAGTTAAGTTGTTTTTCCCATTCGTGGGCGTTGCTGGTGGTTATCACGTCATCTAGGATTATCAGATCGGCACGTGTGCCATAAATCTGTTGACCCATACCGATAGCTTGAACGGTAGGATCTTTTCGTTCTGACTCACGTTTAATATAAATGCGGTCATCACGCCATTGGTCAGCAGTATCTTTCCAACCCTCAGCAGGTCCATAGACAGTCTGCATTTTAGTCCATTGAGGTTCGGTCAATCTCTGCTTAATTGCGTACAAAAATTCTTTAGCCCTAGTCTGAGTCTGAGACACAATGACAACCTGAACATTAGGGTTCATAGCAATACGGTACAAAGGGTAATTAATCGTTAAGATAGTTGACTTAGCGTGTTCAGGTGGTACGTTAATTAGAAGTCTTCGTGGGCTTCCTTTTTCGTAAACCATAGCTTCATCAACCCAAGAAGGTTCACGACCTTCAACGACATCAACCCAAGATTGGTGATGGGGGAAAACCTGAGACTCAAGGTATTCTTGACTGAAGGTAGAAAAATCTATATTGAACTTGTCGCCGCCTAAACGGTCTACATTTACTTTACTTGCATCTTGGCGTGCCGATTCAAATTCGGCAGCAAAAGCTTTGTCCCTAAAAATCCATTGACGAAGAGTATCAGACTTTCTGTGGATCCTGACCATAGCTTCAGAAGGGTCCCACCCCAACTTGACCAGTTCCAGAAACTTCATCTTGTCTTCAACAAGATTGATCCTGTTATGGTTCAAATTACCTTTTTTGGCAACCACCTAATACACCCACCGTCACGTCAACCAGCCCTATCTTGTAACAAGGCGTAGCATAGCTTGCAGTGACCCCTAAAGGGTCACACTTTGCAGGGCTCTTAAAAGAGCCCTCACTATATATAACCCTTCCAAAAACGACCTACGGAGCGAGTTCGTTAAAATACTTTGCAACACGCCGTTAAAAGTGACGTAAATCACAGCATTTAGCAATATTAGCTACCCCAAATGATATGCAAAAATTATTGTCGGACTGTACGTATAGGGTGTGTCACGCGTTTAGCATCCTGGGGTGTCCGTTTTGTCGGGTTTGTCTGGCACGCTTGCCCTGGATGTGCATATGCTACGAGAAGAGCTAGGGCTAGCTATCTCCTGGCGCTCTAGCTGGTTAATAGCCGACAGCTTCTAGCTAATAGCTGGAGCTTGTAGCTAGCTTCTAGCTTGTAGCTCGTAGCTTCTAGCTCTAGCTTCTAGCTAGCTCGTAGCTATTGGAATAGCTCTAGCTTGTAGCTTCTAGCTTGTGCTTGATTAGTTAGCTATCGCATAGCTTCTATGAGGGAATATAGCTAGTAGATCTAAACCCTTTAAGCTTGCGATATTCGAGATTGAAACGATAGCTCGAAGCTTGACAAGCTCTAGAATGTGCTTATATCTTGAATATAGCTTCAACTATTAGGAGGAATTATGAGAAGCGAGCAATACACATTCGTAAGACAGAATGAAGAGGGCAAGAATACCTACTACCTCATAGAGCTATGGGAAGACGGCAATATGAGCTTGAAAGTGAAAGATTTAGGCTGGTCTGATGTCTGGAGCTTGCCTTTAGATAAGTGCGACTATATCGGAAGAGTCCACAAGGAGGCACAATGAAGACTTACTATGTAGCAAATGAGAATGGTGATTGGTGGACTATGACTAGCGACTCGAAGCTTGCAATTATCGCAACCGATAGTTTCAAGCTCGACCTAGCTGGTGAAAATTTAGATATTGAAAGGGAGGGAGATAAGTTCCAGCGCGTTATATGGAACGCTGGAGAGCTTGTCTCACTTATAGAAGACTAGAGCTGGAAGCTTGCGCCTAGCTATGAGCTGGCTAGGCGCTCGCTCCTGGAGCTAGTCCAGGACTAAGCAAGGAGGAGCAATGCCAGAAGCAAGCGAGCAATTTGTGGAAGATTATTTAATGGTAAGCGAGAATGACCAGGAGGCCTACTACGAGCATATAGGCCTAGTCTCTAGCAATGGCGTGGCTAAAGCTGGAGAGATTATGCGAGGACAATTCGAGGAGTGGGTATCTAACCTAGCTAATCAAGAAGAAGAGCGAGGCAACGAATACGGCTCGCTTCTTATTCGTCAGCTTCTTATAGGCTGGGGAGCTGATAGCTTCTATAAGATAGCTGAAAGCTTCGAGAATGAGGGGCAAGCTGTCTCCGTTGCTCTTAATTCAAGGGAGGGCTAATCGTGCCTCTAATGTGCGACATATGCAAGGGCTCAGTGTCCTGGAATAGAGAAGAAGACACCTACCCTTGCGAGATATGCCAGCTAGAAGATACTGATATCGCCTAGAGCTGGAAGCTTGCTCCTGGACTTAGTGCCAGGAGCTTGCTTCTAGGGCTAACACCTATTACCCTAGAGAATAAAGGAGGACTACGAGATTATGAAGAAGCAACTAACAGAAGAAGAGCGCAAGCAGAAGCGCGAATATATCAAGGAGCTAGTAGCTCTCACTACGGAATATATGGAGGTGAACGGAGATATCGAGCGCGTAGTGAAGCTATCGAATATCGAAGAGCCGTATTCATTCCGTAATAGCTTGCTGATTAGATTACAGCGACCAGAAGCGACCATATGCGCTGGTTTCCTGGAATGGAAGAAGCAAGGCAGAAGCGTACGGAAAGGAGAAGCTGGCTCGATAGTGCTAGTCCCTCTAGTTATTAAGAATGACAAGGAGGGCGAAGATAAGATTAGATTTAAGACAGACTATGTCTTCGATATTAGCCAGACAGAAGAGGTGAAAGCTTAGAGCTGGAGAGTCGCACTCTAGCTGGATCTAGAGTGCTTCTCGCTGGAGCTAATCTAGCTAGTCAATCTATACGAGATGACTACGAGCAAGGAGGAGCTATGAGCAAGGAGCTTGAAGCACAATTCAATGTGCTGGTTAAGTATGAAGAGGGTCAATATCTAGTCGAGATAGTAGACCCTAAAGATGTTTATATGGGCTATGCGTGGGCTATGCCACTAGCAGAAGCTAGAGATGTGTCCTTTCATAAAGCTATCGAAGAGGCATTCTCCACGCTGGCGCTTAATGACCAGGACTATATTGAAGCGAGCTTAATATGAAAATAAGCTTCAATGAATTTGATAATAAGCTAACTATCGGAAGCTGGAAGCTAACCAGAAGAGGCACGCTAATAGTGGAAGCATTATTCTTGCTCGCGCTTCTTGCATTAGTGGGTTTCGCTGGCTATATTGAAACTATGGAGGTAGGAATATGATTATTGAGAAGAATTACGAG